ATGTACCTGGTTCGTGAAACTGTCCCTGACCGATCTCTTTTTCTCTTCCTGAGCCGTTTCTGTTCTCTCAATTTAGAAGGCATCTTAGGAATGGTTGGTTTGAATACTTTCGCCATTTTACTTACCTTTCTTTTTCTTTGGTCCTCGGAGCTTGCGGTTCTTCTTCAACCGCATGTCCTTAGTACCTCCTGGTGTCGGTTTTGCTCCCATGATTACTACCTCCTTTACTTCCAATGTCGTTTTGTAAGTTTTCTGTACTGCTTCTTCACAGGATACTCACGCCAGACATAGTAGCCTAAAGCATCAGAATTAGAAACTATCACACCATTGCTTAAAGAAAAGCACCCGTCACCTACTACAGTCGGACAGTAAACTGGCTTTGCCGTTTTCTTGGACATATTCGAGATAGTGATTATGGGAACAGAACTTTGCTGGTTTGAGATATTTACTTCTTCCGAATTCTTCTCCACAATACAAGCATTGATATAAGACATCATCAACTCCGCTACGCCTCCTATCAGTTGCCTTGCACTTCCTTGAACAGAACTTCCCTTTATACTTCTTGCGTGTTTTATATAAATCTCCACAGACTGAACACACTCGGATATGCCATCTCTTACCAAAGTTTGTATTCCTTGCATGCTCTCTGTGCCACTTCCTGCCTTCTTTACTTCTATGCCATTCAACTGCTGTATAGATAAGTAATCCTCCATCTGCCATTCTTTTTCTATGTTTGTTATGAAGTAATCTATGTTCCCCAAAAGACATGCATTCAAGGTTGGATATATCATTGTTTCTTGTATCATGGTCGATGTGATGAACGCAATGACCTTCTGGGATAGACCCGTTATGATATTTCCAAATGTCTCGATGCATTCTTCTACTACCTTTAACGAAGTATCTACCATTCCAACTATAGATTCTACCGTTAAATTCTGTTTTTTCTCTTTGACAATACTCTTGCCGCATAAGAAACTCCTATAAATTTGATGCATGTAACAAGTTGCATTATAACAATCTACTGCTTTTTTCCATCCTTCGCTAGTTAAGAATAAATGGTCAGGAGTACATTCTACTTTCGTACCATCCGACATGGATAATTCAACCACTTCTTTTATTCCTCTTACTACACCTCCTCCAATGTAATCTGCATAAGAACCGTTCCAAGTCCTTATCTTACCTTTATACGGAAGTTCTTCTATTGGAATACTTCCTTTGTCTGTATCAACAAGTGTGCCAGTACCAAAACATAAATGGCTAAGCTCTGGATTAGAAGCCTTGTCAATTTCACCACTTCCACCTTCTACAACAACTACTCCTTCAAGATCTTTTACAACATGGGGTGCTTTGGTAGGATCTACCATCAATCGAATCTCACCTGCAGTATTAAGTAATCGAGAATTGACACTGTTTACTCTTGCCCTTTCAGGAGGGTTCGATGACTTTACTCTTACAAATACCCTATCACTTCCGAAGTGTGCCCACATCCTTTCTTTAATCAACTGCCAGTCAGTACCCATTACTTTCGCTGATCCCCTTGCGCCTCCTGTCGCATCACCGTACAGAAATACTCTTCCTTGATGAGTACCCCAGTCGTGGATGAGCTTCTTGCATACTCTTATGGTATTACTCCCTCTGGGAATCCATACTTCTCCTATAACCCCAGAACCCCAGAGCCTTTTACTTCTTCCCCTTATTACAGGCAAGTGTTGTTCTTGTACAACGACTGCTACTCCTGGCGAAACGTTGAAGTCGAAACAGAAAAGTAAATCACCTCTCGGATCATAAGTAAGAGGTGCGGTGTGTGTTGAATCTAAAAAGTTGTAGTATGCTCTACCTGAGAAATGGATGAAATCTCCGCAGTATTCTTGTAAGAAAGTTAGTTCATCGAGGTCTTTTTTGGCAGCGATGATCTCACTTTCTGGCAAGATATCCGCACTAAACCAATGAAACGCATCCCATTCTGGAATTACTCCTTTCTTCTTGTCATACATTGCCCTTGCCTGGGCATCCTTGTATAAATCGTAGTAATGATTCCTGCCTTCTGGTACTCCTATAAAATCACATCCACCCATCCTGTCCGACAAGGCTGGACGAATGTGCTGAGTCCAAGTTCTTTCTTTCATGTTTGCATATTCGTCTAATACTCCATAGTCCCAAGGAGTACCTTCTGCACGTTCTGGCTTATCCATTCCAAGACAATGTATTTCAGCACCATTTAGAAGAGTAATTACTAGCTGACTTTCGTTTGGTGCTTTGAACATGAATGCTCGTGGTATTAATGCTTTCAAATCGTTCCAGTAAATCCGTTTTACCTGGTCTCGAGTTGGTGCTGCAACAAAGAACCGTGGATCTCTATATGGTCGGTAGTAATGCGGCAGATCTTTCCGGTGGGAGTTAATGGCTCGAAGTACTAGCTTACGTTTACCTACGATTTCGGTTTTTCCTGACCTTCGCCCACTAGGAACGACGTTGAACCTAGCCCTGCTTTTTACAAGGCGTATTTGCTCATCGTGATCTCGCATTGGTGTCCAGCGTGGTGTAAGTAATTGCATATTTACTTCTTCTTCAGTTTAATAGGTGTCAACGTAGAATGTTTCTCCCACTTGCCTGTCTTCTTACTTAAGCCAAGTCTCAATACTTTTCCGCTTTTTGTCTTTATGGATTTGAATTTGGAGTAATTCTTTGCAGAAGTATGTTTGACATGAATGTACTTACCTGTTGGAGATACTGTCTTTTTGCCGACTTTCCCGCTGCCTAACTTTTTTACTGCTACTCCTGAACCAGTCAAGCCTTTAGCCTTCCTGACTCTCATTGCACTTCTTCTTTGTGCTAACTTGTGAACGTTACTTGTTCTGCCCTTTGCACCTTTCGGTTTACTTCCAGATCTACCTTTCTTGGCAGCAAGCGAATGACGTTTACTCTGACCATGCCATCCCTTACCTTTTTTCTTAGCCATAATTAATTACTCCTTACATACCAGAAAAACGACCTTTACTCATATGGTGCTTCAAACTTTTCTTAGCAGATAAAGCAGCCATTTTCTTATTCAAACCTCTAGCTCTTTCATGTTTGTATACTGACTTAACATGAGTGCGCTTCTCTTTATTCCATTGTGACTTTCGTAATGCTCGTAGTTGTGCCGACCTACTCGGTTTTTTACTTCCTTTTTTACCTTTACTTCTTGCTGCTCTACTATGTCCTGCACTATCACCCCACCAACCTCTACCTTTCTTTTTAGCCATACTATCTACCCCATCCTCTCAAGGCGTTGAAGCCTTTTGTAGTAATCCTTATCTTTGTACTTCTCTCACCGTACTGCTTGGACTTCTTTGCATGTCCACTCTTAATGAGAGAAGAGAATCTACTGCTCGTTTTTTTGTTAAGTTTGAATCCACCTATCTTGTTTGCGAGTGCAGACAAACTTCTTTTACTCTTTCCTTTTTTACTCCCTTTCATTGCCGCCATGGAATGACGTTTAGCATTGTCCCACCAGCCTCTGCCTTTGCGTTTCTTCATACTTCCCCTCCAGGCATAGTACTTGCCGCATCGTCAGTAAATCCTCTGAAGTGATCCACCATCTTTTCTATAAGTTCCTTGTCACCTAACTTTTCTACGAGTTCCTTGCGTTTGAGTTCCATTTCGGCAACGAGCTTGGTGTACTTGAAAATTTTATTTGAGAAATCGTGTTTCGTCCGTACTACCTTTCTTTTACTTACGTTTTTTAATTCACCTTCCTTATCAACATACTCACCAGAATACTCCTCCCAAGATGAAAGTTCAAGATACTTCTTTCCTACAGGACCGAGTTTTTCAAGTTCTTCTACTTCTTCCTCGAGCTTGAACTTTTCTTCTTCCCACATCTTCTGGGCACGGTGTGCTCTCATGAGTTTAATTTTTGTCATCTTTACTTCTTCATCCAGTACTCCTAATTCTATCATGAGATACATTGCTACTTCGTCTTCGTGGAGACCGACATCGGCATAGAGACCGTGCTTGAATCCTTTCTGTGTTCCACCTGGGTCACCTGCATTGCCACCGTGTTTACTACACTTGCCATTGGCTGAAGCAAGGTTCCTGCAATGCCCACCAGCCCTTGTCTTAGCACCGCACAGCTTTGACTTCTTCTTCTCTACTTTCTTCTTCTTTAATGTTTTCTTTATGTTTAATTTCTTGGTAGTACTTTTCATTCAATGTCGCCTTTGTATTCAATAGTACTGCTCGCTGAGAGTTGACCAGAGATTAGTTCGCTGGCCTTGCGCATCGCTTCGATTTAGGAGGTTTTATAATTATTCTTCTACCCTTCAAAGCATCCTTAAAGTCAGGATAGAGTTTAATATA